AAGCCTACCGACTACCTAAAAGAGGAGTAAAGAAGTTTGGTCTTACATCATCAGTGTTAAACTTGTCTAGGACATAGGTTACATCTCAATGCCAAACACACACACTCTCCTTACCAATTACTCTTCGCTATCTTATTTTGTACCTGTGCTCTAAACGCAGGGTCTTTCTTGTACCTAACATCATGCATATCCTTAGTCATCTCTTGACTAGATTGATACCCTTGTGATGATGTAGTTGAATTACTACTAGCTTTAACTAGTGATGGTCCTCGTGTAGCTTGGAACCTAGCATACAATCCTTGGATAGCAAATTCAGCTTGTCCTTCATTTTGTAAACTAGAGTTAAATGCTTCCTTATCCCCATCCGATAATGTTTCTCCTGCCCATGATATCATATCTTGATACCCTTGCTCTCCACCAGCTAGTGATTGCATCTTAGATAAGTTCTGAGATACAATAGCTTCTTGTCCTGCAATATAGTTATCTACAGTAGCTTTATCAATACCCTTACCAGCCAATGATGCGTATGTATCCTCAGATAATACACCATTGTTAGCAAACTCTTGATTCAACTCTGTAAAGTCAATGCCCTTGCTTTCAGCTAACTCTTTAGCTTCAGCCTCTGTAGATACTGTATCACCCTCTTCCGCTTCAGTAGAAGCTTCTTTAGTCTCACCGTCATTACTACCTAACTTACCTTCTAGTTCTTTGTAAGCTTGTTCCATATCTTCAACAGACTTGTACTTACCTGCATATAACTTAACTTCATCAGATGGTAGTGGAGCATCATCTGCTACACCCCTCTTATCAGCATCACTTTGTAGTTCCTGTTGTGTTTGGTTTGTGTTCGCATCCATCTTGTCCACCATCGCTTGTTCGTGTTGACTTAGGTTTACGTTTTCTTCTTGGCTTTGTTGTATTTCCATCTTTAACTTCCTTCTTCTTTATCTCTCTTGTGTATGGGGGAGTGGGAGGAGCCATTGTAACTGGCAACCTCACTACATCATCCCTTGTTCAACTGCTGCTTGACCACCAGCTTGTGCTGCTGTATCTAAACCAGCTTGTCCAGCTTGTTGCATCATAGCTTGTTGTTGTTCCTGTTGTCTCTGCTCAGGTGTCTTAATCAGACCCTCTGTATCAATACCCAGTGATGTACCTATTTGTGCAATAACTGCATCTACATTTGAATATTGTGCAAATATCTCAGGTCCTAATAACTGCTGTAATGTTTGTGCAAACTGTACTAACTTGTTGTAGTCGTGTCCTCGTCCTAGTGCCTCTACACCAGTAACAATTACAGGCTCTACTAATCCCTCTGGGAATGTAACTTTAGATGTTAACATCATTAACTTAATTAATGGTAGTTGTAGTTCCTGTGTTAGGATAGAGTATATACCACCTAAGGCATCCTCTAGTTCTCCAGCCATAAGTCTTACCTCTTCTGCCGTACCTTGTATTCAATAAAGTGCGTTACTTCTTTACCCGTTCTCTTATGAACTGCTATATATTCCTATATAGAGTAGACTATATCTTGTGCTTGTTTCGCACCTATATGTTTCGAGCCACTCGGCCCTACTCCCTCACGGGATAGTCGTTACACTAATTTACATTAAATATTATCTGTTATATGTGTCCAGTTTTTACCCTGACGCACTGACTTAACTGCATCTATAGATACATTAAGCTTAAGTCTGTCTCTAATCTGTCGAGCTGTTAAGGATGAGGATTTTAAAGCCCATATCTTTTTAACATCATCTTCAGTTAGTTTTGCAATAGGATTTTTTACACCTCTATTAGTCTTAAGTCCTGTCTTGTATGCGTGTTTCATATTATGTGACTGTGTACACCACTCTAAGTTATTTATTGAGTTATTATATCTATTACCATCTATATGATTAATATAAGGTAATTCCTCATGGTTAGTAATAAAGTGAGAAGCTACTAGCTTATGTAGCGGATAAAATTTATCTAGGTGTATCTTAACATATCTATTATTCTTAGATATTGATGTCCCTCGTANTGTTTTACCANTGCTCTCATTCCGTACTATACCTAATGTATCTATAGTATAAGTGTGTTTTAAGTCTTTTATATTTAATGTGATTTTTCTGTATTCCATTTTTTCTCCTTTAGGAATTTAGTTAAAAATCTTAATTAGCTCGGGATTGTCCGTTCTGGAGTTCCCCCGAATTAATATAATTTATAGAGAGCTATTATGTCAACTCTCTCTGCATCTCTTCTTGCTGATTCATTTAGAAGGAAAGCTGATGCTAATCTTCTCTGTATATCATTAAGTGTTTCATATGCAATACGTAAGTCATGTGATTTATCCACCTGTAGTGTAGATACATCCTGTGCATTACCTTTGATGATTGCTCCACTCTCTGCTTTAGCTAGTGTCTTGATATTCGTAGCACCCACTGGGTTAACCATGAATACAATCTTACTTGCTGCTGCTGATGCTTCTACAATAGACATTGTCAATGCTTCTAGTGACCTCAAGTCACCTAGGTATTGTTCAACTAAACCTCTACCATAATCTTCATTATGTATTGATGTCCATCTTAATGGTAGATAAGGCATATTCTTAGTAGTATATACACCTCGAGTACCTTCAAGTTCTTCATCACCAGCTTCTTGCCATGAGTCATACTTCTTAGTCTCTGTATTGTATTTAACAATTGTATATAGGTCTATGTCTTTATCTTCACTATCGTATTTACTAGGGTCAGGTAAGTCACTAGGCTTAACTCTTTCAAGAGTCATTATCTCTTTAACTACACCCTCTGGACTCCTCTTAACCACATAGTGATTTAAGTTGAATACCCTTGTACCTTCATCTTTATCTCTAAAGACTAATGCATTACCAGTAGCTACCAGTAGTTTTAAAGCTTCAAATATAGGCACCCTTAGTGCTTCTCTCTCAATCTGTGCACTAAGTGCTCTCTCAATATCAGCTAACTGTTCGTTAACTTGTGCAGCGGCTCCTGCTCGTGCTTGTTCCATCTCCATCATAGCAATCTTATCAGGTATGAACCTAAAGAAAGGAGCGTTAGGTGGTAATAGACTCAGTAGTAATTTACTCGCTAAGTTGTTAACAGCTCTAGCACCTAATGATTGATAAGGTGTAGCTAGTCGTGTATCCTCTGTGTGTGTCGCGTCTACCAGTAATGAAGGTATAGTTAATTCAACACATGCTTTAGCTCTATCAACTACAGCACTCCTTTCACTATCTAGTTTGGACCACCTAGTTTTTAGGCTAATGTCTTCCATCTATTTAGGGATACCTAATCCTGAAGATGCTTTACCTTTAGTTAATGGTATCTGTAGCCTCTTCTTTCCTTGTGCTCTTTTCTTAAGGTCACCTCTACCTTCATCATCACCACCTGCTTTAAATGTTGCTTCCTCTACTGGTGCTGCTGGTGGGATAGGTGCTGCTGGTGCTGGTGTTTTAGATCCAAATAATCCGCTCATGTGTATTAATCCTTTTCTTCTAATAATTGTTTTATATATCTGATTATTTCTAATCTACCGTGTTGTCTTCCTTGATCATAATCGGATAATCTAGCTATCACTATCCTATCAGGGAATGCTTCTTCAAGTATCTGTAGTATTTTCTCTACGTTCATCTTCTCTCCAATTCTATTTATAGAAGGTTCCAGTTCTTTTATCATGCCTCATCCTGTGTGACACTGAACCTAACTACATAAGTAGGTATACCCTCTCCTTGTATCTATCGGTATCTGCAACAACTCAAGACTAGAAAGTAACTCTAGCCTCGATGCGGAGGGGTCCACAGTACTACACCTTCCCCGTCATATTGATGCATACACGCCAACCTCATAGTATTGATAGCATTACTTCTTCTTAAGCCTTTTGACCTATAAGCTAATAACGTAGCTACCCACAACTCTCTTTCATTAGTACAATCCTTTAAGGCTTTCTCAGCTCTCTTAGGACCCATACCAGGAACACCTTTATAGCCATCAACAGGATCACCCGCTATACATTGGTAGTATTTAAAATGTAAGGCAGTCCACTCATCTACTGTTACATCTTTTTGTTTACCATAGTTATAGTGAGTACCAACTGATTGCATTAATACATCCTTATCGATAGCACATAATATATAATCCTCAGGATACTTAGTCTTTAAATACACAACAGCATCATCAGCTTCCCATCCTTTGTGTAGGATAGCTCCTAGCTCTTCAATCATGTGTTGCTTTAGTTCAGCTACCCATTCAGGTACTCTCATACCCTTACGGTTGTGTTTATAGTCACTAACTACTTGATCTCTGAAGTTACCACTACCAGTTAAATGAAGCTCATAGTCATCACATCCAGTAGCGAATGTAATAGAATCAAGCATACCATCAATAGCATCTTTCATATCCTCTATCTCACCATGGTATGTAGTTTCTCCATCACCCCAGTCAATAGCTTCTTCTACACCAAATCCTGCTTTATATATCATACTGTCTGCATCTATTAGAGCTTTCATTTATTATCCTCTTTTAATTATATCTTTAAGTTTAGCGATCACTCGCTCTAGGTATTTACATTCTTCATTAGTCTTGCAGTGTCTATATTCTGCTTCTAATGTTTCTACGTAATGTCTAAGTCTCTTTTTCATTTATCCTCCTATCGTTATCCATCCAAAGTTATTCATAGCGTTGGTTATTAGAAACCACTCCGCTACTACTGTGTTTATTATGAATATTATTTTCCAATCATCAAGCGACATCTTGCTTTAAAGTGTCCCAACTACCAGTCAATGCACCCTTAGCATAATCAGTTACTCTTCCTTCGAAGAAGTTCACTAAGGATACACCAGATGTAACATCATCCATAAATGGGAAGGGGTTCTCTTTGTGCCCATAGTTCTCTTTCATACCTAACTGTTTTAAAGCATTATCTGCCATGTATTCTATGTATGTTTTAACTGTATCCTTATCCATGTGTGGAGGATTCAAGTAATCAACTAATGATTTCTCATATTCTACAATCTCTCTTACTGCTTGGTATATATCATACTTAAGTTCATCATCCCAGATATCACTATTCTCTTTGATGTATTCTCTAAATAGTTTTGAGTTACCTTCTTGGTGTTGAGCTTCATCTTTAATACTCCAGTCTACAATAGTACACATACCTTTGTATTTGTTTTGGAACTGATACTGTAGTAACATAGCAAACTGTGCCATTAAACTAATACCTTCTGTAGCTCCAGCATATACTGCTAACATCCTAGCGATGGCTCGTCTAAATTGTTCATCAACTTGTGCATTACTCATACCATCAGCTTTGTAGTCTTCAAACTTCTTTACCTTAGCTTTATCAATATACTCAGTCTTACCTTCCATTAATGGTATCTCTAGGAACTCACTATAGATTTCATCTCCAAACCCTAGAGTCTCAGTAAGTAGAGCATAGGCACTAATGTGTGTATTCTCTCTGTTGGCGAATGTTCTTAACATCATCTGTACTTCAGTAGGCTTAAAGATTCTAAGCATAACATCATACCCAGCACCAACCATAATATCATTCTGTGTGAATAGTCTTAATACTTCAGTAATGAATCTAACTTCATCTGCATCAGCATTATTAAAATCTTTAATGTCATCAGCTAGAGGAACTTCTTCCTCCGTCCAATGCATCTTCTCATGTGTTTTCCAGTAGTCATAAGCCCACGAATATTTCATAGGTTTATACATCGGGTATTTAGTTGTTTGTTTAATTAGTGTGCTCATTCTTTCTCCTCTTTATTGTTACTGACAGCTTAAGCAGCTATCTACTTCTATTATTTCTCTATCTCTACGTCCTGCACTAGCTCTTGTAGCTGCTGTTGACCTACAGTAATACAGTGATTTAAGTCCTTGTTTCCAAGCTCTCACATGTAGATTATACAAGTTAGCTACTTGCTCATCAGCTGGTAGGAATAAGTTAATACTCTGTGCTTGATCTATGTAAGGTGCTCTATCACACGCCATATCTACTGTATGGAATTGATTTAACTCAATAGCAGTCTTGAATACTTCTTTATCCCAAGCTGACAGACCTGGTATCTTTAGGTTCTGTATTGAACCAGCTTCCTTACCAATAGCTTTCCATACCTCATCTGTATTAGCTCCTAGTTCAATTAGTCTTCTCTCTAGGTACTTGTTCCTTTGTGTATAGGTACCAATGTTAGTCTTGTGAACATAACTATTAGCTAATCTTGGATCAACTCCCTGGCTAGTCCCATTACATAACGTACTAATACTAGCTGTTGGTGCTATTGATGTACTGTGTGTATTCCTTATGTAGTGGCCATATCTTTCACCTAATGGACAAGGTCCAAACTTAATGGCTGCTTCATGATTTGCATCATCTACTGCTGCTTTAATCTTATCAAATACTGTTATGTTAAGGCCTTTACTCATTGGTGAACCCCAAGGTAAGCTCTTCTTCTGTAGTAGTGAATGGAACCCCATAGCACCTAGTCCTAATGATCTCTCAGCCATGGCACTACGTCTTGCTTTCTCAAATCCAGGTACTCCCTCAGTTAAATCACTAAAGCTTTGTAATACATTATCTAGGAATCTAGTTGTATCATATACAAATTGCTCTAGTTCAAACTCAATCTCATCCCAATACTCCAAGTTCATTGAAGCTAAACAACATACACCTGTGTAGTTTTCATTTGTATGTAGTGTTATTTCAGCACATAGGTTACTTTGAGTAACTTCATATCCTGCGTCTTTATATACCTGTGGTCTAGCATCATTTACATTATCTTTAAATAACATATACGGCTCACCTGTTTCCATTCGAGTCACCAGCATTTTCTTAAATAGATCAAATGCATCTACAGTCTTAACTATAGAACCTGTCTTAGGAGATATTAAATCCCATTGTCCTCGAGACTCAACAGCCTCCATAAAAGCATCAGGGATAGTAACACCATGATGTACATTAAGACTCCTACGGTTGGCATCACCAGTTGGTCTTCTAACATCTATGAACTCTTCAATCTCTGGGTGAGAGACATCCAAGTAGACTGCTTGTGAAGCTCTTCTAAGTCCTCCCTGAGAGACTGCAAGTGTTGAGCTATCAGATACTTTGATAAACGGGATGATTCCACTTGACTTACCATTAGCTCCAACTCCCTCACCGATTCCTCGTACACTAGACCAATCTGTCCCAATTCCTCCACCATAGCTTCCAAGCCAATTATTTTCTGTGAATGTGTCAAAGATTCCTTCCTTACTATCTTGTGTTTTGTTTACATAACAACTAATTGGTAGTCCTCTTTCTGGGGCATTACCATTACTACTAACGGGAGTAGATGGCATAAACCAATAGTTATGTATATATGTTTTTATTCTCTCAGCCATTGCATCATCATCTGCAAACTTAGCCATCCTGTCTAGCCATCCCCTGTAGTTCTCACCTTCTAGGAAGTATCTTTCTTGATACATATCCCTAGAGAACTGAGGTAATCCACTCCAACCTCTTGTGTCACTAATCATCATTACTCTTCCTCATGTATAAATTTATCTATCGATACTTGTGAATAACCTAATACTAATAACATAGGTACTATCACATCTTCAATAACTGTTCTGACGTTTGAAGCATCATCTATCTTAATTGTTGTTACTTTTCCATATGCTGTACATACGAATTCCATATCATTATTCAATAACATTGTTTTCAAGCTCCTTAATCCATTCTTCAAGATACCAAGAAGCTTTCTTTAAATCTTCTAACATATCATTTTTTTGTCTCATATACTTCAGTACGTTTTGTTTACAAGCACCTGTAATCTCTAGGTGTGTAGCATTAGCAGTAAAGTATGCCCAAGGCTGTATAGCCATGTCTTGATAGTGACTACCACCTACTTGTGTTCTTACATTATCTTCCACATTATTTCCTATTCTATCTAAGAAGTCATCTACATTATCTCTATTTATATTAAGTATGGGTTTTACATCTCCCCTATGCTCAAACTTTGTAGCTCCATTAGTAGGGACACAATTATCAGCCTGGGTACAATGATCAAATTCTCTATAAACACACTCCTCGCATATATCAGTCATCTGTGAGTCATTAGCTGAACCTCTTGATTTAGCTTCATATTTAGATTGAAAGCTGTTAGTAGGAACACAGTAATCATCATTCATACATATTCCGTTACCTCCAGGTGTCTCATAATACATACAAGAATTACAGATACCTTTAGATATCCTCTCACTATTGTCTACTGATTCATACATATTAAGCATCCCTAAAATCAAAGTGTTGTTGTTCAACATTCTTTCTAAAGATACCATCACAACCTAATGTACCTCTTCTATCCTTGATCTCATTATATGCTTGATCTACACACTCTAGGAATTCGATATCCAATACATTACATACGCCCCTAAGAGTAACATAGACGTCACCGATAGCATCTCTAATTTCTCTGTCATCGCCTTTATTAATCCCTTCTAATAACTCAGTTGTTTCCTCTAGTGTTTTGATTGCTTGTCCCATGGCTGTACCATTGGTAGTGATACCTCTCTCATAGAACCAGATGTCAATACCATTATCTAAATCTCTTCTCTTAATCATTGGATCTAATGTGTTCATTGCTCCTGCCATTATGATACCCAGCTTTGCATAAATAGTACTTCATTTGTGTCTATATCAAAGTGCATATTACTATTATATATCTTTAATGTGTATGAGTCAGGCAGCTGTACTGTCTTAACTACATCATTATATACTTCATCTCTACCATCTGTCATTAATACTCTTATTGTCATCATATGTCTTTTATCCTCTTCCATTGCTTCTCTTATCCATCTTTCTGGTGAACTCATTTTCTTTTATTCCAATCATTTACTTCTGTAACACCAAGGTCTCTCTTGGCATAGTTAATTGCATCCTTCTTTGTAGGGTAATTACCTGCACTAGCTACTTGTCCATCAAGGAGGAACAGTAAGTGCCAC